CTAAACCATACCTGCTAAAACATTTAAATCTCTATTACTTATTTCGTTTGCTTCCTCTGTTAGTTTATCTTTTATGGGAAGTAATAAAGGTATTTCAAATGCTATACGGCTAATTACTTGATTAGCCGTTTTTTCTTGGCTTTTAGCTCCTAAGGAAATAATATCCGCAACTGCTATTCTAAACCCTTTCTTGCCTTCATCTATATCTTCAACCGTAACAGCGACGTCAAACCTAACATCAATAACCTTTCTTTTTCCACTATAATCAATAAATCCCTTTTCATTGATTATTGAAGGGTTTATTACTGCATTGGTATTTTCTAATTCTTTTTGACTACACTCTACACCTCTAATAATATTACTTATACTTTCTTTGATAAATTCTTCTAAATTCATTACTATATTTATTTAAAACTTTTATTCTTTAATAAGCTATCCGCTCCACGATCGCAGTGGCTACTACTTGATAAAACTCTACTATATAATCTTCAGGCACTGTCTCTGTTTGATAAGGAGGGTCGTTATATTCAGGTAATGGAGCGGGAACAAGCTCGATAAATCCTTTTTCTTTTGCTCTCCTTACCAATTTAACAGTACGTAGGTTATTCTGCATAACGACTGCATATACTTCGTTGGTAGGAAAATAGGTTTGCCAATCATTTACTTTTCTTAATCCTATGATAGAACCGCTTTTGATACGTTGCGATATAGAGTTTCCGATGAGGTTACAAGCTAATTCTGCACGCTTGAAATCAGGAATAGTGATGAAGAAAGATGGCTTATGCTGAGTGAATAACTCATCAGAGTTCCAACCTCCCGCAAAATCTACATCATAGTAAGGCACAAGGACATCTTTAGACATCTCATTAGTAATGAGTATAGGGATTTCTGTACGCTCTCTTTCTTCATCTTCATCTTTGTTTTCGTATTCCAACTCTACCCTCTCAAAAAAACCTTCTAAGATACGCCTTACCTTCTTAGGCATTTCCTTTTCCCCACTATCGTACAAGCTGAGGTCTTTCACGGATATTTGAGTATGTTCGTGTATGTCTTGCAGAGATAAGCCGTATTTGTTGCGCTCTGTTCTTAGGAAGCTTTCCTCTTCCTCCTCTGGTACAACTTCTTCTATTTCTGGGATGATCATGGAGCCTTTACCAGTGAGGATCCAGTCCTTGCTGATTTCAGGAAATTTTTTATCTATAACATCTATAATATCCGTTTTTAGAGGGTCTGGATATTTATTATTCCTATTATCAATATTAAAGAAACGATTTACTTGCTGTTGTGACTTTTCTATTCTTTCAGAAAACTTACTAACATTACCTTCATAGTATTTTTCTATAATGGAAAGAATACGTTTGTTAATATCAGGAATATTTTTACTTACATTGTTTGTATCTGAATTATTTTTCATACCTTTGCGCTTTAATTAAAAATTCGTTTGTTATGTATATTTTTCCTGAGTTTTTTGTTGGTGCAATTTTAGCTTTTATTCTCATGTTATTTGCTCATGTATTTGCAATATGTCTATTGGAAAGAACTAATCCTGATAAAGAATATGACCTTGAGTTCTATTTCCCTTTAAGGTTTCCTTTTAAAATTGTTTCTAAGGAAAAAGAAGCGCCTAATTATGAAGACGAAAAATCCTTTTTTGAATATAAGAGAATAGATATAGATGCTGATAAAATAATAAGTGACACGAAATTGATTATTGAAAAATTTAAAGAAAAATACAAGGAAAATACTACTCAGGAATAATAGATGCTGTTATTATACTTTTTCCTATCTCTTCCAATGTTTTATTATCAACTCCCTCCACTTTAGATGCAACCTTAACTTTATAAAAATCTTTTAATAGAGATTCTTGCATACTCTCTTTTATAGATAAACCTCCCATCATTTTTATTATCTCATTAACACCCTTTATCAATTCATTACAATCTGTTATACGTTGTTTTGTATCACATTGCAAAGCATAAAACATTGCTTGTAAGGAATAACGTGTATATTCAGGCAAATTTAAAGACTGACCATATATTCTTGCAAAGTAATAACTATAAGTATAATCAGAGTCTTTTTGTCTTAAATCAAGATTTTTTACTTTTTCATCTATCTTCTTTTGCTCTTCCTTTATCTTGTTTTTGAAATCCTTTTGTTCATTTTCCATTTTCTTCTTAAAATCCCTTACATCTATAATAGCACTTATCTGAATCCCTAATAAAAAAGTAATCATAATTCCCATTACCGCTGTTATAGCCCCAAAGCTATCCCAAGTAAAAGGGCTAAATCTTAGCCAAAAAGAAAGCCATGTACCTACACTTATCACTATAGATAATAGCCCTAACCTGTTCTTTCTTAGAAATTTTTTCACTACATTTATTTAAAAATCAATCACTTAAAAACTTTAACATATTAATTAACAAACTTTGTTTGTTAATTGCTTTGTTATTACAAACATTGTTTGTATCTTTGCACTCGTAAAACGCTACATAAATATAGAGCATTTTATAAGCGCAAATGTAACAATAAAAAATTAAATAACAATGAATAAAACGAAAAAAAATAGCATTACGGGTAAGCTGTCTGAGGCTGTCGCAAAAGAGATTATAGAGAACAACCGATTGAGCCTTCAAATTGCGTTGGTGTTGGAAAAGACACAAGTCGCCATCAAGGACGCTGCAAGGCGCAGAAGTGATAAGCTACTACATATGAGTTTATTACCCTTGTATGAAAGTTATGGATATTCAAAAGAAGATCTTGAAAAAAAATAATTATGAATAATACCGAGCTAAAGAGATACCTTAAAAGAAAATTAGAGCGAGTAACATTGCTCAAGTTATCCTTAGAGGGTACTGTTAGAGAATTGGCAAGCGAGATTATTAGCCTTAACGAAGAACTTGCCCTTGTGGAAGGGGGCAAGTCTTCTATCAAACTGAAAAAAAACGTTGATATTTCAGATTATACGAGCAAATTTTATGCTGAATTTGAAAGAGCAAGACAAAATAGCGAAGTATAAAAAAAGCCCCGCAATAGTGCGAGGCATATGTTTAACAAACAAAATTTTAAATCATGGCAAAATTACTACAAAAATTATTTTCTTGCAAGCGAAAAGCAAAAAAAGCGCAAGACCAACAACTACAAGTGATTAACGGCTACTTATGCTACAAAAAGCGCCGTTACAGTGAGCTAAACTACGAGCAGAAAGAGCAGTATAACGACTGCTTGATACCTCAAGCCGACAAAGAGGCTTTTGAAAAACTCCTTAGAGAAACCCAATTAAAGTATGTATTATGAGAACAATGACAAATACCGAGTTTACACGAGTGCTCAGCGAAGAACGCAAGCAACACTATTATTATAGCGACTTGTTGGACTTGAGAGAAGATAGTCACAGGTCTTTCAGTTGTGAGTTTATCACAGAAGATGATTATCCTGATGATTGGTATTGCGCAATCTATTACGATGTAACCACCCGTTGCGAAGGTAACAAGAGCAGCCATAGTATAGAGATACAGCATATTTATATCAACTTCCAAGAGGTTAAGGTTACTGAAAAACAAGAAAGCGTATTAACAACAGTACTCACCAACCGAGCCAATGAAGAATTTCAGTTTGAAGATACTGATATATATCCCGATTATGCAACTTCCAAAATGTGGTAAAAATGAAAACAACAATAGAAAAGGGCAAATGCTATGAGATAGGCGATTGGCTCGTACAAATTGACAGAATAGACGAGCGCTATATATGGGGCTTTGGCGCTGATAGTGATAGAGTGATAGGATTTATTTCACTTCCTATTGATAGCAAAGTAACTCGTGAAGTACCCATTAATGACTATATCAATTATATAGATGTGACAAGGCAGAATATAGCGGCTGAGTTCAGGTATAGACTAAGCCAATACGAAGAATAGCAATCAAAATTATATAAAAATGAATGAGAATTTAATTACAGTACAACAATTGCCCGTCATCGTCTATGAACGATTAGAGAGCGTGGGGCAAGAAATTGACAAGCGTATCGCAGCACTTGACTTGGATAAGCAACTCGTAACAGAGGACACCAAGAAGGCTGTTAAGGACACGAGGGCTATGCTCAATAAAGAATTGAAAGACTTTGAAGAGCAACGCAAGCGTATCAAAGAGCAAGTAGCAACGCCTTACATGGCTTTTGAGAAAGCGTACAACTCCTTTATCAAAGAAAAGTACGAGAAAGCCGATGGTATTCTTAAGGTGAAAATTGATGAGTTCGATAGGCGATTAAAGGCAGACAAAGAAGCTCGTATCAGGGCTTATTTTACAGAGTTGTGCCAGGCGAATAATATTGACTTCCTCCCTTTTGAAAGGCTCTGCTTGAACATAAGATTAAATGATAGTGACAAGAGCTTGAAGGATATTGTAAATACCAATATTGACAACGTGGTTAAAAGCCTTGCAATGATTGAAAGCCTTAATGATCCTGATGAGTATAAGGCGGAGATTCTAACAGACTACAAGCAAACCCTTGATGTAATGATTGCGATAAACAATGCAAAGTATCGCAAGCAACAAAGAGAAGCTGAGTTACAACGTATCGAGGCGCAACGAGCAGCAGCCGAACAAGCAAGGTTAGCAGCCGAGGCAAGGGCAAAAGAAGCGGCACCACTACAAGCCCCTGAAGAAGTACCACCTCCAGCAATTCAAGAAGCACCCGCCCCACATCAAGAAGTCCCTGCTCCAGCTCCAGCCACTCAAGAAGAAATTCTACACTACACACTTGGAGTAAGTGGTACAAGGGCACAACTTAGGGCATTACGTCAATTCTTAGAAACAAATAACATTAATTACAATATACAATGAGTACAGCAGTTACTAACGCAAAAAATCCCGTTGTAGAGTACGAAGTAGCGGGTGAAAATGTAAGACTATCTTACCAAATTATCCGAGATTACCTAACCAAGGGTAACGGAGCAGTAACAGACCAAGATCTTATGCAGTTTATGAGTGTCTGCAAGTTCAATAAATTAAATCCTTTTCTTAATGAAGCCTACCTTATCAAGTTTGGTAATACTCCTGCTCAGATGATTGTTAGCAAAGAGGCATTAATGAAAAGAGCCGAAGCTAACGAGTCCTATGCAGGAATGGAAGCGGGGCTTATCTTAATGAGAAATGGAGAACTGAAGGAAGTAGAGGGAAATTTCTACTTACAATCAGATGAGATATTAGGGGCATGGGCAAAAGTATATCGTAAAGATAGAATTAAGCCTTTTGTTGCAAAGGTAACCATTGCTGAATATGATAAAAAACAGAGCAATTGGAATGACAAAAAAGCGACAATGATTGCTAAAGTAGCCAAAGTACAAGCATTAAGAGAAGCCTTTCCTGTACAACTTGGTGCAATGTACACTTCAGAAGAGCAAGGTATCAGTGAGAATAGAGGGCGTGAGGTTACAGATGCTGTTATCATAGAGCAAAGCGAGCCTACCGATATAGTTGCTCAAGAAGAGCCAGTAGCTCCCGCTCCTGCCCCTACAGAAAGCCCCAAACAAGTAGATTTTAAAACCTTGTAAGCATGAGAACAAGTTATTTTACACTCGGACAATCGCACATATATCGCTTTAATGGACAAACCTTAGACCGTGATTGTGTGATTAAGATAACAGCCGAAAATCCAAGAGATGTAATGGTTGAGTATTTTGGCTTAGGATGGGCTTTTGAATATGATGAACGCCCTGAAATGAGATACTTCCCACGAGGGGTATATAACCTAACTGATAACAAATGGGAATAGCAAAAGTCATTAATTCAGGTAGCGAGGGTAACGCCGTGATATACAACAATGCAATAATGGTAGATTGCGGCGTTTCTCTCAAAGCCTTAAGCGAGGTAAAACGTTCCTTGAAAATAGTACTTCTAACCCATAAGCATAGTGATCATCTAAAAATACGCACCTTGCAGCGGTTACAAGCTGAGCGACCAACCTTGCGAGTGGCTTGCGGCAATTTTCTCTTAGAGGAGTTGCCTTGCATTAAGAATATAGATGTATTGCAAGTGGGTAAGATATATGATTACGGAGCGTTCAAGGTATCACCCGTAAAACTATATCACGACGTGCCAAATTTCGGTTGGCGGATCTTCCTACCCAACGGACAAAAGATATTCCACGCTACCGATACAGTACATTTGGAAGGTATCAGCGCTAAAGGGTACGACCTCTATGCTATTGAACATAACTATTGCGAGGAGTACATACAGCAAGCGATTGAGGAAGCACGAGCCAACGGCGAATATACGCACGCTTACGGCAATATCAATACACACCTTAGCATACAGCAAGCAAGGGCGTTTATTGAGGCAAACAGAAAGGAAAGCAGCGAGGTATTAGAGCTGCATAAAAGTAGAAGTTTTTATAAGTAAAATTAAAGAGAATGGAAAATGAATTATATCACATAGTATTAGAAAAAGAAGGTGCGTATAGACCTATTGCCTTGACGGAATTTCAATATGAGTTGTTTAAGGCTTTCTTAGGTTCACTTTCTAATAATACAAAAGGTTTATTATTGCTACCAGAAGAGTTTGAATTAAAGTTTAAATATGGCGGCAAAAGAGGAGAAAATGCAAGAAATGAATATACACAAATGTTAAATACAGAAAAAGAAATCGCAAAACCTTTATTATAACTATGGAAATACAAGGACGAATAAAAGTAATATTTGCCCCCGAAACAGTAGGGCAAAACGGCTTTCAGAAGCGTGATTTGGTAATCACCACCGATGGGCAATATCCACAAGATATTATCATTCAATTTACACAGCAGCGTTGCGACCTCTTAGACAGCTTGCAAGTTGGGCAAAATGTAAAGGTATATATCAATATCCGAGGGCGAGAATGGACAAACCCGCAAGGAGAGACCAAGTACTTTAACACTATTGAAGGTTGGAAAATTGAGGTGATACAGACTACTAATGTAGCTAATCAGCAACCAATACAGCAAGCTCCCCAAGGTTATGGACAAGCTCCCCAAGGTTACCCACAACAACAATCACCAGCACCTCCTCCACAGAGAGCACCACAGCAGGTACAACAACCGCAGCTATTTGATAACCATGGAAGAGAGCCTAACCCTGCGATATTTGACAATCAGGAAGAAGATAATTTACCTTTTTAGCAACTTAAAAATAAAGAAAAAATGGAAACAATATTCAAAATAGGAATGAAGGTCTATGACCAAGTATTCTTTCCAAACAGAGATGGAAAAATAGTACAAATTTATAATAAAAGTAATAGGATTCAAATAGAGGTTAAATTCTTTTCAAATCTTAGGTTAGAACCTTTATGTATGCAAGATAGTGTCTTTTACACTGAGAAAGGTAATATGATTAACTTTTGTGCTGGTATTAATTGTGAAACATCTACTCTCTCAACAGAACCTTATAAAGTAGAACTACAAGGCTTTGAACAAAAAGCGCCCGTACCAACTTTTGAAGATGCTATCAAATGGTTACAAGAAAACAATAAGTATGATGTTTCAATAAGTGATGATTCTACTGTAACATACTTCACAAAAAAAGAGAATTATTCTGCATTTGAAGCCCTTAGAAAACTTGTTATCCTTAGAGACTATTACAATGAAGGTTGGGAACCTGATTGGGAAGATGGAGATGAGTATAAATATTGTATAAAAAATTTTGGTAACGAATTATATACAATAGATTTAGATTATTCTGCGCGTGTAATGACTTTCAAAACTCCAGAAATCAGAGATAAATTTCTCGAAGAACAAAGAGAACTGTTAGAAATTGCAAAACCTTTATTATGACAAAAGCAATAATTGTCCTGATGTTAGCCATTAACATCCTTAGCTTGATAATTCTAAGGGACTATACCAAAGCCACTCACGCTATGGTAACAGCAATATTCCTTTATCTATTACTCAAAGACAATGAAAAAGATAACAATCCCCACTACCGTTAAAGATGGCAAGCTGGTAGGTAACCGAGAAATGGTAACTCGTGCGATTGGCTCTTTTGAGGGCTTGCCTATCAACCTAACCATTGAGAGGCGTAGCAAGAGAAGAAGTAATGAGCAAAATGCCTTCTATTGGGCTTGCTGGATACCACTCATACAGACCGCTATCTATAACGAGTGGGGGGAGTTATACAATCCTAATGAAGTGCATACGATGTTAAAGACAACTTGTAACTATGAAGAGCATGTTAATCCTGCCACTGGGGAGGTCGTAAGAGTGCCTAAGAGCAGCACCAAGCTGACCACTTACGAATGGGAGAAGGAATTTAAGCAGCAAATCAGACAGCTATGTATGGACTTTTTCGGATTAGACTTGCCTGAACCAATAAGCGATGAGGAATAAGCAAGTTTTGCCCCTCGTTAAGCAAGGATAAAAACAAGTTGTAAAGCATTGATTTTCAAAGTAAAAATATAAATAAGCAAGATTTAAAGTAAAATAAGCAATGAAACATAGCGAATTATTAGAAGAAATCGAATACTTAGAACGCTCGGTAAGTAACCTAAGAAAAAAGTTAGAAAACGCCCCAGTAATCTCTGAAAGAGGTCAAAGAGACCGAGATAAAGAGTATAGAATTATCGAGGTAATGGTTAAGAATATGGACTTATATAGCAAGAAAACATTCTTAGCCTTGAAGTTAGGGTACAATAACTTCACAGAAGCTGCTAATACTTTAGGAATTAAGAAATTCGACGAATTGTGTAAAGAACGTTTTGGATAATTATTTTTTTCATTATTGACTCCCCGATTGGCAAGCTCTCACGTTCGAGCCGTGAGCGGGGGCTAAAAAAGAGAATTGATAATTATGGTATATGGATACATTCGGGTGAGTAGTGACAAACAAACAATAGAGAACCAGCGATTTGAAATTACTAATTTTTGTAAGAAAAAAGGATTGTTAATAGACGACTGGATAGAGGAAACTATTAGTGGTACAAAGAACTATAGCAAACGAGAACTTGGCAGGTTACTCAAAAAAGTGAGGAAAGACGATATTATCATTTGCAGTGAATTGTCTCGCCTTGGACGTAACCTATTTATGATTATGGAGATACTGAATATCTGCATGGCAAAAGAGTGTCGCGTTTGGACAATCAAGGACAACTACCGCCTGGGCGATGATATACAGAGCAAAGTCCTTGCCTTTGCTTTTGGGTTATCTGCTGAGATAGAGCGTAACCTTATCAGCCAGCGAACCAAAGAAGCTTTGGCAAGGAAGAAGGCAGAAGGTGCAAAACTTGGACATCCTCAGGGTTTCCGTTGTAGGCTTAATCCCCAATGTGCGATGAAGCACGAATGGATAATAAAGGAACTCACTAAGGGTACAGAAAAAACAGTTATAGCCAAGAAACTGAAGGTATCTAAGACAACTTTCTATCGTTATCTCGTATATACAGGGCTTCATACACCTATCAATTGTCAGCAAGAAGGATGGAAAGAATATGGGATATACCATTAAATAAATGTTTGAAAAAAGATTTTATATGAAAACACTATATAAATCAATCATAGAGACCGCAGAGCAGGCGGGAATAAAAGTACTTTCAGATGCACGTTGTTGTCAACTATTAGCATGGGTACTAGAAATAGGTGGTTATACAGAGGAAAGTACTCATAATGTTAAACTTAATCAAGATATTCATATAGCACAAAAACGACTTAATATATTAGGTGGAGAGTTACCTAATATGGAATTGATGACCTTATTTAATGAATATCATTCAGAGCTTCTGAATTATCTTAACAAAAAAACCGAAAAACCTCAATGGTTAATATACATTGAAAATTACTATAAATTAATTCCTTATAAAAATAATTAACAACCGATTTGAGAGGAGATTGAGTGCGCATAAATCTTTATCAAATCTCTAATTTCAAATCAAAATGAACGAGTATCACGATTTTTTAAAATCAAAGCAGAAGTCAAAAGAGCATAAAGGCTTTGCCGCTTTGCCGATGAATGACAAGCTGTTTCCTTTTCAGCAGTTCATTGTAGAGCGTAACCTCAGCAAGGGCAAACATGCTGTATTTGCAGATTGTGGATTAGGTAAGACAGTAATGGAGCTTGAGACAGCAAGCCAAATTGTAAGGCACACCAATAAGCCCGTGTTAATCATTGCCCCTTTGGTAGTGGTCGCACAGACCAAAAGAGAAGCCGAGAAGTTTGGGTTTGACCTTGATAAGGTAACCATTACCAACTTTGAGAACTTACACAATGTCAATCCGCAGGAGTATGCAGGGCTGATAGTAGATGAAAGTTCGATAATGAAGAATTTTGAAGGGCAAATCAAAAAGCAACTATTTGAGTATTTCCATAATACACCTTACAAGTTTGCTTTTACAGCGACACCATCGCCAAACGACCCTATGGAGCTTGCTAATCACTCTGAGTTTTTAGGTTATCAAAGCAGGTTAGGAATGCTTGCTACCTACTTTATCAACGACCAAGACCACACGAGCAAATGGCGATTAAAGGGGCATGCAGTTGAGAAGTTCTATCAATTCGTATCAGACTGGGCAATAATGCTTACCAATCCCGCGGATATAGGTTACCCAATGCAGGGGTATGACTTATCAGAGGTGATATACAAGGAACACCAGCTTATCACTGAAAACGACTTTAGCAATGGTATGTTATTCCCAAGTTTAGCTGTATCAGCTACTGAATTTAACAAGGAACTAAGGAGAACAAAAGAGCAGCGAATAGCCAAAGCTATAGATATAGCTAATGCGAATGAGGAGCCACACATTGTATGGGTGAAACATAATGACGAGGGGAAAGAAGTTACTGCGGGTATTCGTGGGGCAGTAGAAGTGTCAGGGAGTGATAAGCCTGAAGAAAAAGCGCAAAAGCTGTTAGACTTTGTAGATGGGAAGTTTAGGGTATTGGTTACCAAACCTAAGATAGCCCAGTACGGATTGAACTTTCAACACTGCTTAAATCAAACCTTTATGAGCCCTGACTTTTCTTTTGAGGGTTTTTACCAAGCTGTGAGACGATCCCACCGATTCGGAAAGAAAGGAGATGTAACAGTTAATATTGTAACCACTGATACTATGCAGAATGTCATTAGTATCATCAAAGAGAAAGAGAAACAATTCAAACAAATGCAACAATTAATGATTAATAACCAAACACTATGGAACAACCAAAATTCACAGCTATACACGGCGATTGCGTAGAGGAGGTAGCTAAACTCCCTGATAACAGCATAGACTTTTCAATATTTAGCCCTCCCTTTGCTGAGTTGTATGTCTATTCAGATGATATACGAGACATGGGCAATTGCCAAGATTATGAAGAGTTCTTTGTACATTTTCAATTCCTTGTGAAAGAGTTAGCGAGAGTAATTAAAAGCGGGCGATTGGTAGCGGTACATTGTATGGACTTACCTGCTATGAAAGGGAAAGACGGATATATAGGGCTCAAAGACTTTTCAGGCATGCTCATTCAGGCTTTTGAGAAGGAAGGGTTTATTTACCACGATAGAGTAACAATATGGAAGAGCCCAGTAGTGGAAATGACACGAACCAAATCAATAGGGCTACTACATAAGACCATAAAAAAAGATAGCAGCTTGTCTCGCACAGGTATTCCCGATTACATCTTAGTCTTTCGCAATGCAGGTGATAACCTTGTACCAATTACCCACCAAGATAAAGACGAGAACAAAGAGAATTACCTCCCCGTGAATTTATGGCAAAAGTATGCTGAGCCAGTGTGGTATGACATCAACTACTCCGATACCTTGCAATATACCTCTGCTCGTGAGGAAAAAGATGAGAAACACATTTGTCCTTTACAATTGGACACGATCAGGCGTTGCTTGCACCTGTGGAGTAATGAAGGAGATACAGTACTCAGCCCTTTTGGAGGGATAGGAAGTGAAGGGTATGAAAGTCTAAGGCTTAATCGTAACTACATAGGGATAGAGCTTAAGGAGTCCTATTACAACCAAATGCAGCGCAATCTCAAGCGTATGATTGCCGATAAAATGCAACCTAAATTATTTTAAATACTCATTCATTTTTACTTGTCTTATGCCCTCGCTTGTACTTGTCGTGTATGCTCAAGGAGAGGGCTTAGGACAAGTGATTAAAAAACTAAAAAACATGACAAAAGATTTAACATTCAAAGAGAGTTGGTTCGAAGCAATGCGACACCTTCCTCTACCAGAACAAAAAAAAGTAACCATGGCTATATTGCATTATGCATTTGCTGATGAGGATTGGGAGAAGGTACTCCGCCCTCAATCACGAGCGGTATTCCTGCTAATCAAAGCAGACTACCACATGCAAGAGAAATTAGCATAAGAAGTAATTATCACGTTCATTTAAATAACAAATCATGGAAAGAAAAGTATTACAATTTGAATCAAGTTGGTATTATGCTATCAAGGATTTATCAAAAGAAATTCAATTAGAAGTATATATGGCAATTTTTGATTATGCCTTTAATGGAATGGATAATAGAGATACCCTTAAACCAACGGCAAAAGCAATATTTATTCTAATAAAAAACGAGATTGATAATAATCAATAAGACAAGCAACTATGAAAGATACTTTTATCCTTAAAACTAAATACGGAAGTATAATCAACAGATTGTCCGACAAGCAGGCAGGCGTTTTATTCAAAATGTTATTTAACTATGTGGAGAACGGGGCAAATGCAGGCTCAACAGATGAGAGAGTTGATATGGCTTTCGAATTTATTAAAATGGATTTGGATACTTTTTCAGAGAGTTACCAAAAGAAAGTTGAAGCTAATAAGGAAAATGGAAAAAGAGGGGGTAATCCTAATTTTGTAAAGGGTAAATCTAATCCTTACTACAAAGAAAAAGATAACCCAAACATTACCGAAGATAACCGAACATTACCGAAGATAACCGAAGATAACCCTAATGATAATGATAATGATAATGATAATGATATTTCTTTTTTAGAAAAAAAGAAACAAAAAAGCGACGCTGCGGTTTCTGATTTGGAAAATGAAAATTCAGAATCTCCCATAGAGACCCTTCAAGTTCCAAAAGAACAAAGCGGCGGCGGGCGGAAGAAATTCACCATACCAACCCCTGAAGAAGTGCAGGCTTATTGTGATGAGCGCAAGAATGGCATTTTAGGGCAACAATTCTGCGACTTCTACAGTTCCAAAGGTTGGAAGATTGGAAAAGAGCCGATGAAAGACTGGAAAGCAGCTGTGCGTACATGGGAGATGCGAAGAAAAGACCAATCACCCTCTATAACGCAACCGCAGGCGCAAATTTCAGCACCAAAACGCATCCGCTTTGACGAATACGGGAACGAGGTAGTTTATTAAAAAAATAGGCTTAAAAATGCAAAACAGAAAAATACCAAATGACCCTGAATTGGAGGCTATCGTACTTGGGGGTATGCTTATAGAACAACGAGGAGTTTCTGAGGTAGTTGAAGTCGTGAAAGACACGAATGTTTTTTATAACCAGAAAAACGCCCTTGTCTATGATGCTATTCTCTCCCTATACAAGTCCTCGCAAGGGGTGGACATGATGACCGTAAAGACAGAGCTTCAGAGAACAGGCAAGCTCAAAGAAGCAGGAGGAAGTTCGTATCTCGTGGGATTAACAGAGCGAGTATCTTCTTCTGCGCATATACAGAACCACGCCATACTCCTTATGCAGATGTACGTTAAGCGCAAGAGTATCGAGGTAGGTTATAACCTTGCTGAGCAATCATACGAGGAGGATACGGATATATTCGAGTTGCTTGACGGCTCTTACAAAGAGCTTGATAAGATTTCCGATTGGCTTTCCATTAAGCAGCCTAAGGAGATAGGCGATTATCTCACAGAAGTACTCAAGACCAAAGCAGAGAGGGCGGGAATACCTACCGCAGTGAGGGATATTAACCTCAAGCTCAACGGATACCAACCAAGCGACCTTGTAATCATAGCAGGACGACCAGCCATGGGAAAGACAGCATACGCTCTTAGTGACGCTCTACATCAAGCACGATTAGGCTACCCCGTAGGAATATTCTCCCTCGAAATGAGCGCACGACAACTAACCGCAAGGCTATTTGCCAACTATGCGGGGATAGATAGCAATAAGTTAGCTATTGGTACACTCTCACAGAGTGAGATGGATGTAGCCGTAAGTCTCCGCCCTTCATTCGGAAAATTGCCATTGTATATTGATGACGAACCTTTTCTCACGCTTTTATCCCTAAAAATCAAAGCGAAAAAATGGGTGAGAGAAAAGGGGGTAAAGATAATTTACATAGATTACCTTCAGCTCATCAGTAACTCTCAGAGAGGACGCACACGAGACCAAGAGATAAGCGAAATATCTCGTACTCTCAAAGGATTGGCTAAAGAGTTAGATATACCCATCATTGCCCTATCCCAACTATCCCGCGGAGTTGAAACACGAAGCGACAAACGCCCCATGCTTTCAGACCTCAGAGAATCAGGAGCCATAGAGCAGGATGCTGACAATGTACTATTCCTCTATCGTCCTGAATATTATCAGATACCCCAATGGGAGGACGGCACGCCAACCGATAACGAGGTAGAGGTTATCATCTCAAAGTTTCGTAACGGCACAACAGGGGGGATAATAATAGGCTGTCAGCTACAATACATGCGCTTTTTTGAACGAGGAGGAAGTGTAAGTATAAACACTCAACAAGAAAATAATTTACCAAAAATTGATCCTAAAAACAACAGTCCATTTTAAAATGAAAAGTACAAAATTTTTAACAGAACTAAGAGCACGAGGGCTACAAATCACAGAAAAGGAAGCACAATACCTCATGGAGATAGCTGTAGCTAATCACAGAGAAAATCAAGTAAAACCAATTCTTAAGCGGGAAAATATGGCGCATTATATGATTATGGCGTTATCCTATTGCAAAGCTACCAGTGAATTACTTCACATGATTGATGAAAGCTATCCAAGATTTAGACTTAAACAGGTATTTATGGAATGCAAGAAGAAAAATAACGAAGTAGTAGAAGAGTTTGAAAAGGCCAATAAGATAGACCCACAGATACTCAATGCTTTCAGTGCATACGCAAACGATTTAACTGAGATAATGTATTTACACATGGACGACATTAATAAAGAGAAAAAAGAACAAAAAGCAAATGAAAATCATTGACCTTTTTAGTGGGATTGGAGGCTTTTCGCTCGGCTTTCAGAGAGCAGGCTACCAATTTACAGAGCACTATTTTAGTGAGATAGACAAAAATGCTATTGCTAACTATAAATACAATTTTCCACATGCCAAATACATCGGAGACATTACCTCTATTCACGGAGGAGACTTTACAGACATTGACATTATCACTTTTGGATCGCCTTGCCAAGATTTCTCACTTGCTGGAAGAAGAGAGGGACTTAAAGGAACAAAAAGTAGCCTTATCGCGCACGCAATTGCCCTCATTACTAACATCAGACCAAGTATTTTTATCTGGGAAAATGTTAAAGGAGCATTCTCCTCTAACTCTGGCGCAGACTTTTGGGCAATTCTCAAAGAATTTACCAACATTGGGTGTTATAGAATTGAATGG